GTCGAGTTCGAGCTTCTTCGCTTCAGCGTTCTTCTTGCGCGTAATTGCAGCCCTCTGTTGTGGTGTAAGCTCTTCTTCAGGAGCTTCGTCTTCATCATCATCGTCTTCAAAAAATTTCAACCACGATGGACATTTCTTAAACTTCTTTTCAACCGTGACAACATTATGAACAGGGTCATCAGGGTCATGAAGAATATTATTGATAAACCCAGGCTTAATTACTTTATATGTGGCCATGTATGACCTCCTAAACTGTAAGATAACGGGGAGCCGCTAAGCTCCCCGCTTCATTATGCACCAGTTGTGTTGGTCTGGTTACCCATAGTAATTTCAGCAGTGATGTTACCTGCATTCGCATTACCGGTTACAGGGGTGTAGCGGAACCCCAGATACCGTTCAGTGCTGCCGTTCGGCAGCACGTCAAACGACACCTGTTTACCTGCAACCAGGTCTGCAATCATAATGGTCTGCGATAAAACCACAGTACCCAATGCAGTCGTAGCACCCGTTTCAAGCGCAACAGTTAAAGCCGTCATACCTGCTGCGGTGCCGAACGCTGTCGTCACCTGCGCCAGCACAGGTACTTTCACACCCTTACCGATGTCATGATTCAATGCAGCAGCAGCCCCGTAAGGGATACCAGCAGCACCGAGATCAATCACATTGGTAGAAACCGCAGCAGCGGTTACCGCCTGTTTATCAGAGAAAATTTGCTGATTCGATGAAATCATGTTTACACCACCCTTGCTTCAGTATTGATGAGAGCATCAGTCTCACGGATCGGAATACCGCGATACGACAACACTTCCTTGCCCTCAACTTCAGTACGCTGAAGACGAACAAAGTTATCACTTGCACCTGCATTGGTTGCGATAGCGTCCAATGCTTCCAGCACGTCACGGTTACAGTACATTGCCAGCTTACCACCGGCAACACGACGATTCTGCAACTTGTAATATGCTTTCCGGAGGAAGTCATACAACTTCACAGTACCTGCCTGCATGTTGCTTACGTCAATGTTGCAGACGCGGGCCACATAACGCCAGTCCTTCACAGTCAACCCGACATGCCAAGTGTACTTTTCTTCCTCAGCATAATACGGATTACCTGTTGGGTCTAACACACGCTGTTTGCCCATGTCTTCACGGGATACGCCCGCTTTTGTGCCTTTAGGATACAACAGATTGGTCTGCCGATCACCCCAAGTAACGAACCAGATGGACGTGTTATCAACACCGACACCACCAGCATCAATAATCTGATTGCTATTCGGTGCAGGCTTTGCATTGGTAGGCGCTACACTGAAGCGCGGAGCCAGACCCATAAACTGGTCAGGATCAGTAGCGGAGTTGCCATAGAAAATCTTGCTTGCAACTTCATTGTTCATTGCTTCCAAGTAGCTCATGCCTTCCGACAAGCGCACAGCTCCACGGTTACCGGATAGATCAAGTAAACGCGTATCAACAGTGGACAGACCTTCAACGAAACCAGTCGTATCAGTGACCTGAGCCTTGCCGGATTTACTCTGAACAATGCCCTTGTATAAACGACCCCAAGCAACAGATGGAAGACCAGTGCGCACAGTGTGCAGGTGTTCCGTACCCTTGTTGCACTCGATTGCGTTCGCATCATCGAGGATAGGATTCATTTGTGTCAGCATTTCAATAATGGGAATATATTGCCCCTTACCGTCCTGCTGTTTGTAAATGTCGATCAGATCGACAAAAGTTGAGCCAATAGTAGCCATTTTAGCTACCTCCTTTTATTATTTTTCGTTCGGGTAAAGAATGTCAACATCGCTTTGAGGCTTATTACTCTGATGCCCACCGGCACCGGGGTTGTCTTCCTTCAGCAATTTGCCGACGTTCCACATGAACCTGAACATTTCAGGATGGTTACCCACCCCGTGCTCATTCAATAGAGCCTTTAACTCTGGCGTTCCCAACTTATCAATAGCTCCAGATGCGATCCCAAGGTTCTGCTCGAAAGCATCGCCTCCGAATTCAGAGTCATTGCGGGTCTGTTCCTGCCAGTCCTGCATCATGTGATCATACGCTTCAGTCTGTTCTGTCTGCGCTGACTCACCCTGTTCTGCCATAAAATCGACGATCTGCTGCTGCTGATCAACACTGAGGCCGGCATCTGTAAACAGACCCTGAATTGCAGTTATCTCATCATCAGCCAGTTCGACACCTTCTGGCAGTACAAATCCTTTTTCACCTTCTGCCGGCTTCTGCTCACCTTCTGCCGGCTTCTGCTCACCTTCTGCCGGCTTCTGCTCACCTTCTGCCGGCTTCTGCTCACCTTCTGCCGGTGGCGTTGCTCCGCCGGTCAATATTGCTTCGTTATCCATGTGCGTTCTCCTTCATCATTTCAGTCACCCGTTCGGGCGCTGCTTCATTCAACTCGTTCCACAACCAGACACCAACCTGCCGCCCACCTGCATTACGTGCTGACAAGTACGGGTCACTGTCAAACGCGTCAGCAAAAAATCCAGTAACCATCAACATGCGCCAGATTACCTTCCGCCCTGTCGCTGTTGTCAGCAGTGACGCCGTTTCAGCCAGTTCGATCTTTCTCAGGTCATCACTCATGACAAACCTGCCTGCTGTACTATACCTGCCAATGCGTTCTCACCTGTAGTGTTGCTCTTGGATAGCTGCTGCATCGTCTGCGCCTGCTGCGCCTGCTGATCTGCCTGTTGCTGTGCAGCAGCTGCCTGCTGATCTTGTTGTACCAACTGAGCCGCGTCACTGTCACTGCGCACAATCTCCGGTGGCACACCAACTGCGTCAGTGTAAGCGTCAACAGCTTCAAACGCGTCAATCTTATGTCGTGCTTCAGGCCACACCTGAGCCAGTGATTCAACGAACCCTGTCACCCGTTCAATGCCGCCGATGCTCACCAGCTGCTGCGCCTGAGCCAACACTGAAATATATTCAACCCTCAACTCATGGTTCAGCAGTTCATCAGGTGCAGGTGGAAACACACCTCCCTGACTGAGTAGGTTAAACGCCCGGTCAATCAATGGATCAAGTAACTCATTCTGTAGCCGTTCAAGCACCGGACCAAGCATGAGCAACTTCTCTTCATGCTTCTCGGCCACCTCACGCGCTGTAATCTGTCGCCGGTCACTGTTGGCCAGCATAAGGAACAGGTCTTCATAAAACGCACGGCTGACCCGTTGTTCTGCTTTTTCAATCTTCACTTCCATTGCATTAAGATCAGGGCGAAAGTCATACACGCTCTTCATACCTTGCCCGGCTGCATCCAGCCAGATAATATCACCAGACCTTAACGAGTTACCGACTTTGTTGCGCAGGCTTGCTGGCCCCTGTAACGGTGGATTGACCACCTTGTCAATGGCCTGAAACGAGCGGCGCTCACCAAGCTGCAACACTTTGGTATCACCTAGCGCAGTCATGCCAGGACAGTCAGTAGCGTAAATGTCTTCGCCAGTCACATCCCATCGCGGTGCCAGTATCGGGAAGTCATCAAAGCCTGTTCGCAATAAGAACATGTCGCTACTTTGGGTCTGTGCACCTCGCTCATAATAAACTGACCGATATTTCTTATCTCGTGCCATCGGACTATTGTGATCCCGTGCATCGTTCGGCTCAATGACATGAACCAGCTTCACCCATGCTTCAGTGTTGCCTGATTCAAACTGCTGACGAACCGGCTGACTCACATTGTCAATGCCGAACTCACTCACCAGCTGCGCCACGCGCAACTCATACTCACGATAAAACGTATCGACTTCATCCTTGCCGTTGGTAGCCAGCATGTAACTGCCGACCGTGTAAACCTTGCCGCGCACCACGTCATCAAAATCCTCAAACAACCCCATGCACGCAGTACCAAAACAGCCCAGCTCAGCATAAATAGTGTGCAGTGTGTTATACACGTTTGACTTGCTGAACACGCTGTAAATGATGGTCTGAACTTCATGCAACCATTCTTTCACTGCCGGATTGTCCTTCAGCTCCAGGTCTGACACGCCAAGCCGGAACCATGGTCGTGCTGGCGACGTGATACCTGCCATCATGCCTGATGCCAGCGTACGCAACGCCAGTCTCGAATGATTGTTTTGCTGCTTCGTATCACGCCGATAACCTTTGTTCCGGTCAGACGTGAGGAACCGCCCACGGTGAGCCAGGTGATAATCACTCAGATCACGCCACAGCGGGATAAACGATGACCGTTCTAGTCTGAGGTTCATCAGCCGCTTATTATACGACTTAATCGATGCCATTAGTCAGGCATCCGAGTCAATGTTACAACCTTACCACCAGCGCCGGGATCATAAACGGCCATGGTGTCGCCCGGCCTCAAAAACGTGTAATCAATCCCTTCCATTCGTGGTCGATCAGCAGCACTGGCTGTCGCTGTCGCATGAAGACCGGTAGCAAATCTCAACACGCCTGCACCTGCTGGTATATACACCTGATACCAACCGCCAATAACAGGAGCAAGGGTTTTAGCGGTGCCTCCTGCCAATGTCGTAACAGTAACAGATGCCCCAGAAGGTGGTTCACGAAACGCCTGAACAATGCCTTGATTTACGTCACTTCCGCTCATCATCAACCTCCTAG